TTATATCTTCATTCCTCTGCTTTTCCTTTGCGGTTGTATAGGTCGGCGAATATTCTGCCTTAGCTTATCGAACTGTTCCTTGAACCACTCGGCAATGGGCTTTCGGTCAATGGCAAGAACCAGTCTCGTCCCGTCCGTGGGGTCTTTCACGACTTGAAACCCCGCCTTTTCGGTCGTGAATTTCCGTCCGTGTTCTTCCGAATAGAGTTCCCCTGCATACTCCAACGGCTTTCCCTTGACGAGCGTTGCGGTCTGCCTTTCATCGAATCCCACAAGGCGGCATAGGTTTTCGATACGGAGCATTTCACGGAAATAGGGAAACCATGCCGCCGCCTTTGCGATTACCGTTTTCAGAAACGATATTTCCTGCTTGTGCTTCGTTTCCTTGTCCGCTATCTCCCTGCGGTGCTTCCGTTCTACTTCCGCCATCTGTCGGCTGTGGTCTGCCTGCATGGTCTGTATTCTGTCTTGCAGGGCTTCGATGGTTTCCTCGTGGTCGGCTACCTCCCTATGCAGGGCGGTGTTCTCCCTTTCCAGTGTCTTGACCTTGTTACTGCCGAAAAGAGAACCGACGCTCTCGGCGATGTTGGCGGCTGCGGTGGTTGTACCGGGCACAGAACGAAACGTATATGTGTCGTTCGGCTGAAAATGTTGTAAAAAGTTTGTGTTTCAATAAGTTATGTGCTGTCGGCTGAAATGGCGGTACAAAACGAAGCGTTTACATAGGTTTAATTTCGGTTTACTTTTGAGGGCATAAGCTGGTGCGCAGGTTTGCGTAGAGTTTAATTCTTTGGGCTGTAGGTTTGCATCTACGGCCTTTTTTGTGCCCATGCGGTAAATCCCTTTGCTTATGCGGCTTTAGCGCGTGTATGGGGCTTATATGGGCTTTGTCCGAATGGCATTTGAGCGATGCTTGAATGGCGTTATGATGTGATAGGGGAAGATGGTCTCAAAAATGTTAAAAATAGGTGCTGGGGTTACAACTGGGGTTACAAAGTGGGGTTACATTTTCCGAAAAGTGGGGTTACACATTTAGGGTTTTAGGGGGTAGGATAGAGGGGGAGGGAAAAGGAATGTTTTAAGGGGTAGGGTGGGGGAAACTGCCCATTTGCGATATAGGTAAAATGTGCAAGAATCTGGCTAAAACCTTGTGTTTATGGGGATTCTTGCATGAAGCGAACCTCAAAAGAGGGGGTACACCCCTCCAAATGGGGTACGAATGGTGTTGGAGGGGTATGTGTATGGTGCTATTCTAACCTTATGACACCGATAACTAAGGCTACTGCGTGAATGGCTGAGTATGGAAGCTCAAACGGGTCGTATTTTTCGTTGTCCGATACGATGAGGACATGGTCTTTGTCGCTCCCAGGTTTTATGCGTTTAATGAGTGCGCCTTGATTTGTGTCTATAACATAAACTTTATTCCATTGAAAGAATAAATCAGACATCGGAACTCGTTGGCAAGCGACAATATCGCCAGAACTATATTTTGGGTACATGCTTGAACCTTTTACGGGAATGAGAAAGTCTGCGCCCTTAAATGCAGGTACAACGTAGCGTTCACATTCATATTCAAGTACGGTTCTCTCGTCTGTCAAAGCACCTGCCATTGCGTCAATGGGGATAAGCGGAATACCCTCGTGGCTGTTGTCTGGAACTGGAACAGCGATGTGTTTTTTTTGATCATCATTCGCCTCCCCCTGAATTTGTTTATCGGCGTTGTTTTCAAGCATGCTTCCAACTCCAATCATGAGCCAACGAGCTGAATATTGGGGATAATTTTCAACTATCGTTTGAACCCATTTAGACTGAATGTCTGTACCGTTGTTTATGGCACGGGACAAAACACCCTTACTTGCGCCAATCTGACGTTCAAGAGCGCCGATGGTTATCCCCTCATTAGAGGCTATTTCCTGTATTCTTGATAAAATATTACCCATAAGTTGAAAATAATCCCCGAATATATTTGTCGGGTTGAAAATTATCACTATCTTTGCAACGTGTTCAAGATTGAACGAGCGGCCAAAGATACGAAAAAAGGCCGAGAATAACGAATTTTAGCAATTAAAGAATATGAACGACAGCGAATTAAAGGAGTGGCAGACGCAGAGCGTGAAGCACAAGGTGGCAATGGTTCTGATAATGGACGGTGTAAGTTTCAGCTACACGGAAGAGGACGGCATCGTGTTCACGGCTCCCGATTTCTATGTGACAAAACTTCTGAGACGCCTGATGTCCTGCTATGGCTGTAGCGTAAGACCGATTATCAACGAAATAAAATAAGTGAGACAATGAGCAAGAATATCAAAGAATGGCTTGAAAGCCGTGTGAATGTCATCATCGAACGGCAGGAGAAAGACATTGAGAAGTACACCGACTGCTTTAATGAGGATTACGACTACTTCTTCAGATGGTATGCAGAGGCGATGTACAAGTCCCAGATGGAATACAAAGAGCTTTGTGCATTGCGCAGCATCATCAAGGAGTCTGGCATTGATGAAATTGAGAAAGCCATCGAAACAAGAAGGTACAATCTGGAACACGACCTCCTTGAGTGCTCGCTGAAATGCAGAAGTACAAGCGAGGCGATGAATGTTGCCCATGTATGGATGATTGAGGAGAAACAGAATTTGCGCAACATGTACTGCAGGTTCCTGAGTGAGATAGCCGAGGGTAAAAAGATTGAAGGATAACACGGAAGCCCTTAGTGCTGCACTGGATAGTCAGCCACCGTACTGGATAGTCGGTAAGGGCTTGCCTCGGATGACGGCGGGAAAGACCGCAGGAGTGGCACGGTTGCAGTGGCCGGAAAGTTGGAATAAGCGAAAGCGAAGAGCGTAGGATAGCCACGGGGTTCGACTCCCCACACTCCACAATATGTATAACATCAAAACAAGTGAGACATGAAAAGGTATATTCACATTAAGAAAGAAGACCGCGAGTTCATAATGGCCTCGTTGAAGGTGACAGAGCGTATGGTTTACTATGCCCTCCGATTTGAAGGTGAGCGTGGAAACACTGACTTGGCTCGCAAGATACGCAGGCTCGCCATGGAGCGTGGAGGTATCATTATGGTCGTAACGCCAGAAGTTGAAACTCTTCACGATTCTGACGAATATATGCGCCAATACTTCCCAAATGGTGTTGAACTGGAGTTCGCAAAGAAAGGTGATGCTGGCTGTGATGTTCTGTATAAAGGTAAAGTTGTGCGCCATTATGATAATGTGATGGTGCGAGATATTCCTGCCATTCAGAAGTACGCAAGCGAATTGAGATAAGGAGGATAGATTATGGAGTACCACGATAACAGACTTTGCATCTCGATGCGGGAACTTGTGGACGGAGGCGTTATGACCGTTTCCAACTACAAGCAGCTCTCTGCACGCGGTCGCATAGATGTAGTGCGTCGTGGAGGAGGCTCCGCAAACAACTACGCGCTCATTGCGGTCAGCAGTCTGCCCGATGTCTATCAGGAGAAACTCAAGACTTTGTACCCCGACCCCTCAATGGAGGTGCTGCTTGCCTGGCTTGATGCCAACTACGAGGTGGACCAAGCAGCCGTGGCCTATTTCAACGACTGGCGCAACCAGTGCGGACACGACCACGCCACCGATGCCCATGTGAAGGAGTATGTGACCAATGCCAGTGTGCTGAACGCCTGCATCAAGCTCTACAACAACGCCAAGGCGATACAAAAGACGATGGGGCAGAAGTATGACTGGAGCATGATGTCGCAGGCCGTGGAAGGCTACCGCATGAAGACAGGACACACACTGCCGGCAAGCATGCTGCGCTTCCGCAAGAAGGTGAACGAGTACCAGAGAGAAGGATACCAATGCCTCATCAGCCGCAAGTTCGGCAACCAGGCAAGCCGTAAGGTGGACTACCGAACAATGCGCCTTATATGGTCGATAGCCGTGCAGCCGAACCAGCCGTTCAATACAAGCGTGTGGGAAATGTACAACTCATTCGTGTGCGGCGAGCTGGACGTGTACGACCCGGAGACAGGCGAACTTTTCGACCCAAGTGGATGGGCTGACAAGAACGGAGACCCGAAGTCGCTGAGCGAAAGCACCATCACCAACTATCTGAACAGACCTGATGCCCGTCTTTTTATTGCGAAGCAGCAAAATTCCTACACCACATTCATGCACGAGCAGATGCCCCACGTCCACCGCCATGCGCCAGAGTTCTCGTTCTCGAAGATTTCATTCGATGACCGCGACCTCCCACGCAAACTGAAGGACACCAAGGCAAGACCAAAGGCATACTACGCCTACGATGTGACAAGCCAGTGCGTGGTGGGCTACGCCTACAACCGCAACAAGAACGTGGACCTGGTGGCCGACTGCTTCCGCTCCATGTTCCGGCTGATAGAAAGCAAAGGGTGGGGCTGCCCTGCACAGGTAGAGGTGGAGAACCACCTGATGACCCAATGGAAAGACAGTTTCCTGAAGGCAGGCGTTTTGTTCCCATTCGTGCGTTTCTGCGCCCCGATGAACTCGCAGGAGAAATACGCCGAGCCGATGAACGGAGCCAAGAAACGCAGCGTGGAGCACCGCAACCACCTCGGCATCGGACGTTTCTACGCTAAGGACAGACACTACCGCACGGAGGCCAAGAAGGTGTTTGACGAGAAGAACGACACCTATGAGGACCGGCAGTACTACAGCTGGGACGAACTGATTGCCGATGATATACGCGACATCAATGAGTTCAACAACACCCTCCACCCGAACCAGAAGAAATATCCCGGCATGACACGCTGGCAGGTGCTTGAAGCCAACATGAACCCCACGCTCCAGCCAATGGACAAATCTGTGTGGGCACGTTTCATCGGAGAGCACACCGAGACCTCCATACGCAGGAACAGTTACTGCAGGGTGGCATACAAGGACTGGTGGCTGAGCAAGACCGAGGTAATAGAAAGACTTGCCCCGAACAATTACAAGGTGGATGCCTACTGGCTGACCGACGAGGACGGCAACGCGACCGACGTGTACATCTTCCAGAACGACCGCCTTATCGACAAACTCGAAGATGTGGGCACGTTCAACACCGCCGATGCCGAGCAGACAGACGAGGATAAAGAAATATTCGTTGCTCAGCAGAAGAAGATAGCGGCATTCAACGCCTACGTCAAGAAGAACGCCATTCAGGGCGTGGGCATATCCAAGGCAGAGCCGACCCGTGAGGAGGTAGCACCACCGCCACCGCTTGAACTTCCCCCGATAGAGAACGAGCCGGAAATGGAAGTGACCTACCACGTTTCAGACCCGTTGGCAGACCTTTAGAACGGTATTAGAATAGAATTAGAACGACAATAAAATAACGTGAGACAATGATAACGACAGAGAACAAAAAGCGGATACTGGAGGCGATAGCCGCCAACCGCACGAACTATCCGAGCGACGCCAAGCACGCAGCCTCATTGGGCATCAGCACCTCGGTATATAGCGCCATCAAGAATGGCCAGACCGACAAGGCACTGAGCGAGGCCAACTGGATAACCATCGCCCGGAAGTTGGGCGTGAACCTCAGAGGAGGCATCGAATGGAAACCGGCACGCACCGCCACATTCGACTATATCACCAAGCAGCTGGAGTTCAGCCAGCAGAGCGGACTGAGCGCGATACTTTGCGACATACCCAACATCGGCAAGACATTCACGGCACGCTACTATGTGCAAGGACACCGCAACGCCATCTATGTGGACTGCTCGCAGGTGAAGACCAAACTGAAATTAGTGCGCAAGATAGCCACCGAGTTCGGTGTCGGCGGCAACGGCAGATACAGCGACGTGTACGAGGATTTGGTCTATTACCTCCGCTCCATCGAAACACCGCTCATCATTCTGGACGAGGCCGGCGACCTGCAGTATGAGGCATTTCTGGAACTCAAAGCCCTGTGGAACGCCACCGAGAGATGCTGCGCATGGTATATGATGGGAGCCGACGGACTGAAGGCGAAAATCAACCGCTCCATAGAGTGCAAGAAAGTGGGCTACACCGAAATGCTCAGTCGTTATGGCGACCGCTACTCCAAGGTGACACCCGATGACTGCAAGGAGCGCGAGAAGTTCCTGAAAGACCAGGCAAGCGTTGTGGCACGGGCGAACGCCCCCGAAGGCGCGGACATTGCCACACTGGTACGCAAGTCGGGTGGGGGACTGAGACGAGTTTACACGGAAATAGAGAAACTTAAAAGAGTACAGGCATGATGACGAAGATGGAAATGCAATATATGGATGCGGTTATACAGATGAATCGCCGACAACGGAATAACGAAGTGGACTGGGAACAGCGTCGCTATGAATTGGCCAAGGCTGCATTGTTTGTGGCTCCAGCCCTTTACCATGAACGTGAAGAAATGACAGCCGAACACATTGCCAAGTATGCGGTAAAGATAGCGGACGCTGTTGTGTCTGAACTTATTGAAACGGAGAAGTGATATGGCAAAGCGAGCATACAGTCCCAAGGACGTGGCGAACATCAAGTGCAAGGCACTTCCATTTGAAGGACAATGGAAAGACGTGTTCGGCCAGCCGGAAGAGGGCGACACATGGTTCATCAGCGGACCCAGTGCCAGCGGCAAGAGTTCCTTTGTGATGCAGTTCGCCAAGATGCTCTGCGGAATAGGCAGCGTACTGTATGTGTCCTTGGAGGAAGGTGTGGGGCTGTCGATGCAAAGACGGCTCGCCCAGTTCAAGATGACCGAGGTGCAAGGCTCGTTCCGCATCATCACCGACGGAGACATCAAGGCGCTGGAGGAACGGCTGGCAAAGCCCAAGAGCGCCAAGTTCATCATCGTGGACAGTTATCAGTACGCATACGAGGCAGGGTGGGAGTATTCGCTGACCAGGGCACTGATAGACCGCTTCAAGCGTAAGACCTTTATCTTCGTCAGCCAGGAGGACAAAGGGAAACCCATGGGAAAACCTGCCATCAGACTGAAATACGCGGCAGGCGTGAAGGTGAGGACACAAGGTTTCCGAGCCTACTGCCAAGGGCGGTATTCGGGCAACGTGAGCGAATACTACACCATCTGGGCAGAAAAAGCAGTAGAGGTTTACAACGACAAGTCTAACAACTAAAACATAACAGAGATGAAGAAGAAAGTTTATATCAGCGGAGCGATAGCCCACTACGACCTTGAGGAGCGCATGGCTGCCTTTAACCATGCGGCACGCTATCTTTCCATAAAAGGCTACGAGCCGGTGAACCCGTTTGAGAACGGCATATCGCAGGACGCACACTGGAGGGAACACATGAGAAGGGACATCGCCCTGCTTTTGGAATGCGACTGCATCTACATGCTGCAGGGCTGGGAATTGAGCAAGGGCGCAAAACTGGAACTTGATGTTGCCAGTTCGTGCGGCATTAAAGTATTGTTCGAATAACATTAAAACATAGAAAATATGGAAGAAAAGAAAGTACAACTGGTGTTTGAGTTTGACCGCTCCGAATATGATGCGTTTCTTTTTCTGATGGACCAAAAGAAGGACGAGGAGGCGGAACAGATTTGGGATGCAATGAGCAAAGCCCCTATCAAATGCGACTATAACGCATTTGAGGGAGAAGCCAAGACCGTGAAACTGATGATGATGTGCGCTGCCATAGCATCAGTCAAGGAACTTGTAAAGGGAAAATGACCATGGCACAGGAAGTAACCAATTTCGCACGGTTCTTTGCGGCTTTTAACAAGTTGCCGTATAACGGCAGCCGCGAGGAGTTCAAAAAACAGGTCGTGCTGCAGTACACCTGGAACCGCACCGACAGCCTCCGTGAGATGACGCGGAGAGAATACAACGACTGCTGTGACGCACTGGAGAAACTGAACGGCCAGAAAGACGAGCAGAAGAAACGCAGGAGCGAGTGCCTGAAACTCATGCAGAAACTCGGCATCGACACCACCGACTGGACACGCATCAACGCCTTCTGCCAGGACCCGCGCATCGCGGGCAAGGTGTTCGCCCGGCTGAGCAATGAGGAATTGGAGCAACTTTCTGTAAAGCTCCGCTCTATCAGGCGCAAGGGCGGACTGAAGCCAAAGAATACGGAAGTCAAACCACAGGTGGACGTAGCCTATGTTATCCGCATGGACGCAAACACCCCAACATGCTGACAGATATGGAAAGGAAACAGGAACAGGCACTGAAGGTGCTGAGACAGCAAGTCCTCGAAGCCACCCTTGACATGGAGCGCGAAGAGGCCGCCGAGTTCTTCGGCGAGTTGGCAGACTGGGCATACGCACAACAGGAGGCTATGCTTATAGACGAGCCGGAGATGCAGAACTATGATGAGGACTAACCCCATAAAAAGACAAAGAAATGGAAGAAAACAACAAGCAGACCGTTGAAATGACGGCAGAGGAGATGGCCGAGTACCGGGCATTCCAGAAGGCGAAAGCCAAGAAAGAGGCAGAGGCGAAAGCCAAGGCTGAGCGTGAAGAGTACAAACAGCTCGTGGACGAGGAGATAGAGCACTCCATACCAGTGCTCCTCGGCATCAGCGAGCAAATCAAGGACAGCAAGCAAAAGGTGATGGACAACTTCAAGACCATACTGGAGATGAAGTCCGACCTGTTCAAGACCAAGGTCAAGGACGACCAGCGCAGCCACACGTTCACCAACTCCGAGGGCAACAAGCGCATCACGCTCGGCGTGTATGTGACCGACGGCTACCGTGACACGGTGGAGGACGGCATCGCCATCGTGAAGGAGTACATCGCCAGCCTTGCCAACGACGACAAGACACAGGCACTGGTGAACATGGTGTTCCGTCTGCTGGCACGCGATGCCAAGGGCACGCTGAAGGCAAGCCGAATCGTGCAGTTGCGCAAGGTGGCGCAGGACACCGGTGACGAGCGTTTCCTTGAAGGCGTGCGCATCATCGAGGAAAGCTACCAGCCGGAGGTGAGCAAGCAGTTCATCAGGGCCGAGATAAAGAACGAGAACGGAATGTGGAAACCCATACCGCTCGGAATGACAGAATCCTAAAGGCGAAACGACATGATACAGGAAGTAGAGAAGAAACCCAAAGTGGCCCTGTGCCGGAAATGCTACGGCACGGGCCGTCTCCGCAACCGCGAGACAAGTGAGGAATATACATGTGAGCAATGCGAGGGAACGGGCAGAGTGACCGTCAGCGCGAAGATGACCTACGACATCCGTCCCTACAAACCGAGAGAAAGACAGTAAAAACAGTTTATGGCAAAGAGGCGAGGAGCAAGTTACCAGAAACGTGTCACCGACATAAATAGGATATACGACCAGCATGCCAAGAGCGGAATCAGCAACCGCGAGATATGGCGTAGGTTCGTGTATCCTGTTTATGCTATATCCGAGCGAACCTTCTACAACCTCCTCAATGCCTCCTGCGACCCGAAGAACGAAGTGCCACAGGAGGCACAGACATTTCTTCAGTTTGACTTTGACGATGAACCAGGACGTACAGAAAATAATCCGCAATATCCTAAACGACATTAGGGTGGAGATGAGCGACGAGTTCGACAGGAACTTCGAGCGGCAGGCTTTCTTCAGCGAGGCGTGGCAGCGCAGGAAAAGCCCCACACGGCCGGGCGGTTCCATACTGATAGACACCGGCACCCTCCGCCGGAGCATATCCAGCCGAACCACCGAGAACAGCATCACGTTCTTCACCACGCTGCCCTATGCGGCCATACACAACGATGGAGGCGAGATAAGGGTGACGAAGAAGATGAAGCGTTTCTTTTGGGCAAAGTATTACGAGACTTCCGGCGCGTTCGGCCGCAAAAAGAACGGCGAGCGGCGAAACGACAAGCGCACCGTCCAGCTGAGCACAGAGGCCGAGTTTTGGAAGTACATGGCGCTGATGAAAGAGGGCAAGAGCATCAGGATACCGCGCAGGCGTTTCCTGGGTGTGTCGCCCGAAGTGGAAAAGGCCGTCCGCGACATCGTGGAGGAGAACATCACCGAATACTTTAATGTGGAATTTGAAATCAAGCGAAAATGAGAAAAGAACTTTATAACCTCCTTTGCAGGGAACTCGGAGCGATAGCGGAAATAAAGCACATCGACCTGTGGAACCGCAACGTGGAGTTCATCGAGCAGGAAGAAGGGTGGGAGAGACCGGCCGTGTTCGTGGAGTTCGGCCCGATACAGTGGAAACCGATAGTGAACGGCGTGGAGTACCGTGCCGAGCCACAGATAACCCTCCACATCGTCACCGACTGGGCAGGCGCGGCCAGCGAGGGCAGTCTGTTCAAGGAAGATGCGCTGGAGGTGTTCGACCTGCCCGACAAAATCCACAGGAGGCTTGCCAATCTGGAAGGCGAGACCTTTGGAGAGCTTGACCTTGCGCAGAGCATCACCAACCATGACCACGAGGACATCGTGGAGACCATAGAGGTATATCAGTATGTCGCCATAAAACGGCTCTGATTTGCCCCGTATCAAACAAAAAGGGCGTTCCCGGCTGATTGCTTGGAACGCCCTTTTTATGTCATTAGAATTGAATTATAACGCCGTCAGGCGGCATCGGTGAACAGCATCATGTCCGTGTAGTGCGAGCTGTAGTTCACGGTGGCATTGAACTCCACCTTGTGGCAGTTTCTGAAAGGGTTGCCCACGGTCGGGTTCCTGCCTATCCACTCGCAAAGCTCTATGATGGACGACTTGTTGGAAGTGAAGTAAACGAAACGATGGCCGGCAAGAATGGTCAGCACGTCAAGGTAGTCAGAAAGTCTCCAATACATGCTGTATGTACCCACGTCCGTGGAGAGGTACGGCGGATCGACGAGAAACACCACATTCGGCACGTCCTTGTACCGGGCGAATACCTCCTTGTAGTCGCACGACACCACCGTGATGCCCTGCAGATAGTCCTCGCTGGTGGGGTAGTCAGACTTTCGCATATTATTGTAGAGAGCCTCCTTTTTCATTTCGGGTATGCTCATCTTGTACTTCATGGAGAACATTAGCCCTGCCGAAATGGTGATGAAGTCAATGTACCCGACCTCACGCTCCTCCTGCTCCAAGCGGGCGAATATGCGGTCGCGCAGCTCGCCACGAATGCAGCTGTGCTTGGGTATGCCCTCCGCCTCCACCATTTTGCGCAGGTCAGCCAAAAGGCGGTTGGTCTGCGGAATATGCTGCAGGCGGTTCCTGTAGCCGTCGAAGTCGTTGTAAATAACCATGGCGTTCGGCTTCTGGCACTTGGTGATGTGCGATAGCAGACCTGAACCGCCGAACAAATCCACGAATACCGTGTCCTCCGGATATTGCTTGAGAACCTTGATGAACTCACGCGCGAACATGCGCTTCTGCCCCACGAACGGGAGCGGTGCCGATAAATACTGCTTTCTCATGGCTACACGTTCAGTTCAAATCTCACGTTCTCGTTTCCGTCGAGCAACTGTCGTGTGTGGCTGATGTTGTTCTCGTAGATATGCACATTCGCAAGGTTCAGCGTGATGGACTTCAAGGGGAGGTCAATCTGCCGGGCCATGAGGTAGAGGTGGTAGATGTCCGCCGGCAAGCCGAGGTTCGCGTCCGAACTGCGCTGGTAAGCCGACACCACCAGTTCGCCGTTTTCTATCTGGAACTGCACCAGCGACAGGCACGGTGCCTGGTTTGTCTCCGCATCGGTGGAGCCGAGGAACAGCACATAGTTCTTGCTGTTGCGCTTCTCGCGGTTGATTTTGGCAATGAGCGGTGGCAGTTTCTCAAAATAGGTGGGGTAGGAGTTCACAAGGATGGCACCGCAGTAGTCCCACCAGTTGATGCCCACCTCGCGGTACTTCTCCACGTTGCGCTCGCCCTGCATGAATAGCTGTAGCTCGTTCCTTAACTTCTTGCGTGCGATGCCGTGCCCCTCGAAAATGTTGAGTAGGTCGGCAGGGGAAAGCACCAACCGCTCGTTGAGCAGATAGCGTATGCTCCCCTTCTTGTTTTGTTGGCACTTGCCCTCGGCAAGCACCTTCTGCAAAATTTGATGGTATTTGTTCATGACCGTTTTGAATTTGAAAACGGTGCAAAGGTAATACTGCAGCAACTCTTCCCCATGGGCGAGCCACCACGTTACACTGCAAGCAGGTTGCAGTCGGTTTTGAAACGCCGTATGAGGTTATAGACCTTGCGCTCGCTGACGGCATACTCCGTGGCGAGCCTTGCCACGATATAGGACACCTTCTCGCCCTGTGCGGAAAGCGTGCGGTATTCATTAAAAAGGTCGATGTATTGCACATCGTCCAGCCTGATTCCAGCCTTTTGGAAGTAAATCAGCAGTTCCCTGTTCAAATTCAGTATCTCTATCAGTTTCATTCTCAGAAAAAATTAGTACTTTTGCACCGTCTCACTTATCATAGAGCGCGGCGTTGCGCTTAAACATAAAAAAGCCACTCATTGGCGAGCGAGGGTCTACGCCCCCGGTCGTGCCGATGAGTGGTACTTTATGTTCAAATGGTAAGTGAGACGACTATTTAACAGGCCGGGGGCTTTTTTTTAACCCTCCCCCGAAGGGATTGTTCTTAGTCTCGGTATAACTCCAAATTGAAATTATCCTTGCGTTTCCAACCGTCAGCCAGCGTGTCCTGGATATGCTGCATGGCCTTGGTGTAGAAGTCCGTCAGTTCGTCGATGTCGGTGAATGTGTGATAGCATGGCACATCGTCCGTCCCGAACTTAAACGTGACCGGCAATGTCTTGCCGTCAGACTGCACCGCAAGGTCGTATGCTGTCTTGTAGTTGAACTGGTTCTCGGTGGAAAGCCACACGCTCATGCCGTTCCACACGAAGCCCGAAAGTATGGTCTCGTTGGTGCGGTCGTTGAACCATTCCGACACCATGGTCTTGATGGCGTCCTCAGATGGCTTGCCGTTGAACTCCGCCTCCATGTAGTCGGCAGAGCCGTCCTCGTTGTCATGCACGTCCCAGCGGACGCGCCACTTGTCTTTTACGGGGTTGGTGCATTCAAGCAGCTTCACCCCCTGTGCTCCGTTTACTCTGTTCATCATGTGAAAATGTACTTTGTTCTACCCTTGCCGAAGGTTTCCGCCTTGATGGTGGTCTCGAACGGGAAGCCGTCCGGCATTTCACTTACTTGCTGGAGAATGTTCTTCATCTCCTCGCTGTTGGTGAAGAACTTCTTCGGCTCGCCGTTATGCTCTATTGATACTACACAGCGGTCTTCACCCTGACTGGTCTTGACTCCGACCTCGAAGTCTTTCACCACGATGGGCAGGTTCACCAACTCGCGGATGCTTACCACCGCACCCGCAAATCGCTTCTTGCCGTCTTCTGGCTTGTAAGCGACATTTAAGTCCTTAAATGATTTCATTTCTTTGCCTGTTAATTTATTGAACAACATTATACAGTCAGCGTGTTTTGCCATTCCGTAGAAACTTGCTATCAAGACACGCCTCCTCTTTTTCGATTTAACCTCGTGCATTTTTCGGGCGAACTTCTGCTTGATGCGCTTGCGCAGCAGCACATGGTCGGGATATATGACATACCCCAAGAAGTCAATGCCCTCGTCCACGGGGAACACACGCTCGTTGGCCTTAACCTTCAGGTCGATTTGTTCCAGCTGCTCATGGACGGCATCACGAATCTCCCACAGTTCCGCTTTCGATTTACCGAGTACCACGCCGTCATCACAATAGCGGTAGAAATGACGCACGCCGTACCTGTCCTTCAGATAATGGTCTAAATACACGGACAACAACAGATTGCCCAAACCCTGCGACGATCGCAGCCCTATGCTGATACCTTGCGGTATGATGCGGACAAAGTTGTCAAGCATGGCTATGAGCTTCTTGTCTTTGAATACCCGATGCACACTGTACATGACGAAGTCCTGGTTGACACTCTCGTAGAACTTGGAGATGTCGAACTTGTAACAGAACCTTGTGCCCTCCGGGTCTTTCTGCATGTCACGGCGAATGTACTTCATCAAGTCGTGCATTCCCCGGTTCTTGATGCTTGCGGAGGTCGTTCTGATGAACCGCTTCTTCAGATGCTTATCCACCACCGACATGATGGCATGGACGGCGATGCTGTTCTTCAGTTTCTTAAAAAATTGAATGTGCCGTAGTTTGCCGGCCTCAATAATATCTTTCTCCTCAATGTCCTTTTCGGTCACATGGAACGTGCCGGAAGCAATACGTTCAGAGAGTTCCTTGATGACCTCCTCACGATGCGCGAGCAGGTAACGCCCCTGATGGCTTTTCTTCCGTTTGGTGCCACTGAGAACCTGGTCGAATGATTCCGCCATGTTGGAATACTCGACAATCTCCTCTATGATGTGACCTTCTCTGCGCATAGCATCAGTTTGGCTATTTATACAATGGAAGATATGGGCCTTCCTTTCCCCGGGCCTAAGTTCTTCGAGGCGTTTCCGTCCTACCAAACTCTACCCGACACGTGATTTTTCAGCTTTCCAATACTCTCCAAAACATTCCAATTCTTGAAACATTGGAAAGAATTGCTTTTGCTGTGGCTTGCCACCCTCGGCACGACATTGGGGACACGTCCTCATCGTTGTACGCCGATTGATAGTTGGTGAGACGCGAGCCGATGTGCGCATACGCATTCGAGGCATCGTTACTCGCAACCGCGTACGACACACCGCCATACGCGAAGGCGTGACTGAAACCGCGATAGACCACACGGCCTATGGGGTAGCTCTACCGGCTGCAAAGTTACTGAATATCTGTGCAAAACATGAATGAATATTACATAATGCACCAAAACAGCATGGCGATGAAGCCACCGGACACCGTGCAGAGCCAGTCTATCCAGTCCCAAGGGCTACCGTGCAGCCTGTCTTTGAGTTCAAGGCAGGAGGCTGCGACAATGGCAGAATAGATAGCCGTCCATGGCGACAAGGCGCACAGACCGACCATGAAACCGCCGACAAGATGCTTGTAACGGTTGCTTTTGCTTAGAAATGAGATAATTTTGTTCATAACTTGATGTGTTTTGAAAAATTGTTATTACCTTTGCAATGCGAGGGATGGGGTAACCTTTAGAGACCCGCTCTCGTTCCAGCCAAGTTTCTAACTTGGCTTTTTTATTTGTATGATTTCATCGCCTTGTATGCAGTAAATCAAATCAAACTTTTTGTACTGTGAAGTCCCCTTTAGACCATTGAATTTCGCAAGGCCAGTTTGGAAGTTCTCCGCAGAGAAATTACCATTAGGGAAGAATAAAACAGCTATTCTTGACTCTGGTTTTGAAGCACAATGTTTGAGTGCATTCCTAATATTGTTAGGTGTGCCACTTTCTGCACCTGCAACCTCAAACTTAAGATTGTCCCAAAGTCCCTCACAACTTTTCTTCTTGTATATATTTTGTGGCTCTTCCTCTAATATTACAGAATGTCCATTCTTGAATCCTGCTTCTTGTATTGAAGTCTCGTACCAGCCCTTATCTTTGTCAAAATTGTGTCCTATATGAGTGGCTTTCAGACCACCGTTCTTTTCATCAAAGGTGACATTCTTATATTTCTCATCTTTAATGAGTTTTCCATATAATGAGCGGTTCTTTTCGATTTGTTCTTTTTGAACCTCTTTGATGCTCCGAAGTAGTTTGCACGCAGCACATAATTCATTCTCCGGAATAAACCTCGCCAACTTGATTTTGCCCTTGGCGATGTCGCAGTCCCTGCACCGGCGAATGGTGTAGGGGTTGTAGTCGGGTACCGTCTTGTCCTCCTTGCCGGGGTTGAAATGGAAGATGCCCTTCGTGTCACGCTGCAGAGCCTCCTCGCCAAGTGCCATCGCTTCGTCGTGCGGTGTCGTGGGGTATTTAGACCTGCGCACCTGCACCACTGTACATCGGCAGTTCCAGCCGTTGGGTGGATAGTACTCCTCCCAGAACGGGTCTGAAGGCGGCAGTGTCACGCCATTAAGTGCGGCATGTTCCGGACGCACCTTGCCGTCCCCTGCCGTGCGGTACTGAAGATTGTAGCGGTCGCCGTCCTCCGAGAACCGCTCCCACTTGGCAGCCATCTCCGCAGACGACTGCACGAAGTTGTATTCAGCGCGGAGGTAGTTGGAGTTGTAGGTCTTGTCTATCTTCCGAACGTCGTTCAAAAAGGCTTCGAACGTCTTTCGTTCACCGTTCTCGTCGAGCAGGGACGGGAACGCCTCGTTCAACTCATGGAACGTTTTCATGCCGGAGAAGATGTAGTCAGAACGCTGGAGGCGCTTGCGCATGGCATCGGACATCTCCACCTTCTTGAAAGTGGAGTCCAACACACCGGCATGGGCATCGATGAACTTCTGGATTTTCGGCTCGGCCAGCACCTCGATGCGGAACTGCGAACCCTCCAACGAGTAGAGTGTGTGCATCATGCCGTCGAACAGTTCGGAGAGCTGCTTGCGTATCTCCTCCTCACGCTCCTTTGACAGCGATAAAGTCTGCGGCTCATCGCCTAACAGCAGGGCGTAGCGTTGGTGCAGCCCCAGATAATCACTGGGGCTTAATCGAAAAAACTGCCGTGTACGTTTTGCTGCTGTTTCTTCTTGCCGTCCTTGTCGTCTGGCTTGTTGTTACCCTCATCATCATCGTCCCCACCACCGGGTAGCATGGGTGTGGCGTTGCGCCGTTCCCCCACAGGCATGCTGTACTTCTCCGCAAAGTATGTCGGGTCCACCTCGTATCGGTCGGCAATCATCGTCTCGTATGCCACCTGCTGCTCCGGGGTATAGTCCACCGCATCGTCCCATTCAAAGCGCAGTCCCTTGACAGGGAAGCCGTGCTTCACCATGCGCGGGATCAGCTGGTTGTTCACGATGTCGCGCAGCATGGTGCAGTCGCTCTCCACCAGGTTCTCGAACACCTCCAGATGCGTTTCCGACTGCGAGAGGCTGCTGCCGTCCTCAATGGTCATGGTCTGCCCGATGATGAGTTTCGAGAGTTCCGAGTTCGCCCGGTCGATGCGCTTGTCATAGACGTTGAAGGCATCGCCCTTGCCGCTCTCCACAAACTCAATCTCCGTGTCCTGCCCAGCCACCATGTATTGGCTTGCCCCTGCGCCCTTCAGCATCTGCTCCAGTCGTCCCATCTCCTTGGGGTCGCGTGAGGTGGTGCGGGCGATGCGCATCGGCATACCGAAAATCTCACCGAATGAATCCCAGAACGCCAGCATGTTCTTCTTCGGTATGGTCTGCGTGGCAGCCTTCAGATACAGTCCGAGGTCGTCAGGCCGTCCAGCTTCGATGAGCCAGTCTGTAAACGGAGCCGAGCGGTAGTCTATGCCCGAAGTCCAGTCCTGCCCGAGCTGCTGAATGACACGCCCGTATTCCGGAATGACATGCTTTCGTGAAATGAGTTTCACGTCCGTATAGCACACGCAGCCGTCGCCGTCGGTGGTGAGGTCGCCAAGCTCGATGAGCGAGTGTCCCCAGTTGTTGGCGGCAAGTGCATATTCAAGCAGCTGCTTGAACCACGACTGGTCAAAATAATGGTGCGCCTCCTCGTCCTCGTTGCCCTTGGCATCTACCAGCTTGAACGACTTCGCCATGACGAATCCCACACGCTGGCGCACACAACCCGAGAGGTGAAGGTCAATCTCCACATCGCGGTAAATGTCGTAAAGGCGTTGGCGGTTCGGGCTGTCCACATTGATGGCCATCTGCCAAGCCTGTCGCCAGTCGGCGATGTCCCTGCGCGTGAGCGCATCGGTGGTGCGCTCCAGTTCGATGACCATCTTCTTCACGCGCTTGCGGTCTGACGACTTGGCAAGATGCAGGTCGCCGTATGGTGTGTGCAGCACGTTCTGACCGCCACCGAACATACCGCTGAAAAAATTCTTTATATCCATAGCGTTACCAGTTGTGTCGTAATTGTTTCTGTGAACCGAATATGAGCAGGTCGCCTGTCGGTGTGCCGTCCTCGTCGGTGGCGAGCGGCAGGTCGGGGATAATTTTCCCGGCTTGCACACCTTCCAGCCACTTGACCGCACGCTCGTAGCGTTCCTTGCGTATCTCGCTGCCCATTTTCTGAGGCATCGCTGCGATCATGTGGTAGAGCGCAATGTCGGCGGCATACATCACCACCAGGCGGTTGCGCTCCTCACCCTCAGCCGAGAATACCGCCTCCGTGTCGTATTTCGGACGGAGGTAGCCGGCAATCTCCTCACATGCCTCCAGTTCCGCATTGTCGCGTATCTCCCCAGAGGCCTGCGACACCACCTTCAGCGCATTCTCGCCGATGACCACCCTGTAGTCTTCTTCCGTGATAAACATGATGCGCCCCCTTTCTTAATGCGTAACATAAATGGCACGACGCTCGATGTCAGCCACCTTCACACCCTTGCGGAAGCGGTGCTTTGCCACCAGTTCACGGATGGTGCGTTTCGGCACGACCTTCAGCGAGCCGTTCATGTAAATCACGTAATATTTCATGCCAAGCAGCTCCGAGAGCTTGTTGGCTTTCTTGATGGCACGCTTGCACTGCCATCCCCAGCTAATGTCCTTTATAACTTGAATCATAGTTACCAAATGTTTTTGGCGGTCGGCCTCTTGCCGAACACCGGTTTGAAACTTTCCTGTCTTGTGTTGCGCTGCAGAATCCATATCGCACCCTCGTCGGCATCGGGCGCATCGTCGTGTACACGGCTGCCACGCTCCAGTGCCAGCGTCTGCTCAATGCCCACCTGCATGTCGGGGTCGTCTTTCTTGCGCTCGTTGTAGAAAACGAATCCACGCTCCCAAAGCGGACTGACCGCCTCGATGCGCTGAATTTTGTCCGGCTTCTTGCGCTTGTCGGGCATGATGGGCAACTGGTATCCGCGCAGGTTTCCCTCTACGGCGAACTCGTCCAGAATCACGTCCTGCATGAAGTTCGCCTCCATGAAGAACTGCACGGCCACCGTGTCGCGTGTGCGCTCATAGAGGTCGTAAAGCCACCGCACCATCTCGCTGACCGTAGCCTGGCGCACGAAAGCATCGATGAGATGCAGTTCCGAGCCAATCTTTCCCCACAGGCGGCACGCCTTGTAGTCGTTGGAAGTGGTCGATTTGAACGACGGGTCGGTGTAGCACACCAGCATGTCGTACTTTTCGAGCTTGGGCAGACGCTTGTAGCGAATCCACTCCGCACGGAAGATGGTGCCGTCCACGATAGGGTTGTGCATCATCTCCTTCTCCCATGCGCGGTAGCCCACGAAGTCGCGGTAAGCCTGTGCCTCCGCTTTCGTCCACTTCTCCTTCCACACTGGTTCGCCGTTTCGGTCCACCGCCTGTATCTTGGAGAGAAACACGCCCTTTGTGCGCGAGATGTTGTAGAGCACAGAGTTCTTGCTGATAAGGTTGCCCACCATGATGAAGCGTCCACGACCCACATCGAGCGCACCGAAGAGCGCCTCCTTCACCCAGTCCGTAAGGTCATGCACCAACTTCTCGTTGCGGCACAGCTGGTCATCGTCCAAGTCGTCGATGACGATGTAGTCCGGACGAGCCTCACGGTCGCGCAGGCCACGGGGCGACTGACCGCGACCGCAGGCAAGGAACTTCACACCGCTCTTGGTCTTGAACTCACCCTCCTGCCAGCCACCGTCATTCTTCTGTTGCCCGAAGTCAGCGATGAGCCGTTGGTTGTATTCCAACTCCGCCTGAATGTCGCCGAGCAGTCGGTCGGCATTATCCTCCGACTTGCCCACGACCACCATAAAGTTGATGAGCCGCTTCGGTTGGAACATCAACCAGAGCGGCGTGAAAACATCAAGGTGCGTCGATTTGGCATGACCGCGCGGCCACATGAACACCGCCTTCAGGTCGGGCGTGTTTCGCACCTTGCGTGCCGCCTCGTTGTGGAACGGCGCATTGTGAATGGTGCGTATGACCTCGCCGGTCGTCTTGTCGCGCAACTGGAGGAAATGTGGAAAGTAATACTCGCAGAACGCTGCATAATTATTGAGCAGACGCTTGATGCGCATATCCCTCTCCACGGGCGTTTCGCTTTTGAGAAGCGATGTGTCCGTGATGGACTGCACCTGCCGGCACCGCTCTTTCCATTCCTCGTATGCCTTTTTCTTTTCCGCTGCTGTTGCCATAGGCTGCCCTCCGTTACTTTATGCCCATCTGCTCGGTGATGTACAAGTCCTGGTACTTGTTGATGACACGCATCAGTTCGGGAGTAACTTCCGGGTCGGTCTGTGAGCGGAACTCCAACCATCTGGAGAAAGCCATGAACACCTCGATGGCGTCCACCACGTTAGCCTTCTTGTCGAGTTTCTCTATGACCGACGAGAGCTTTGCCAACTTGTCGCCCAGCCCTGCGATGAGTGCCGGGTCGTTGGAGTCATTCACCTGTGTAATGAGCGTGTCGATGGTGAGCAGCAGTTTGTTCACCAGTTCGGGACGGGTGATGTTCTTGGCGGCACGCGCCTCCTTCCATCCGTCGGCTGTACACCACTTGGATATGGTGACGCGCGACACGTCCACCTTCTCCGCGATCTCCTGCTGCTCCATGCCCGAGAGATAGAGCGTGCGTGCCAGCGACTTCTTCTTTTCAATATCTGCCTTTGTCATGTTGATAAGGTTTTTTGTTCGTTACGTCAGGGCACACCACGCCCCGATTCATTTGCAAAAGTGCCACGATTTCGGTGGCTCTCCAAAAAAGTGTGCAATGCTTTCATACAAGTGTGCAACCATTGCACACTTTTTTGGCGGACAGACATTTACCTCGTAATATTGCAGTCGCAAACCGGGCGGTGCAGCCCAAAAACAGCAACGACATGAGTAAAGGAAAACGAGTAAGAATAACCAACGATAGCCTGAACAGCTACGGCACAAGAGTGCTGACGGCAGGTATGAACGTGGAGCAGTACCAGCGCAACCCGGTGCTGCTGTACATGCACGAGCGCGGTAACGTAATAGGCTATGTGAAAGACCTGAAGGTGGAGGACGGTGAGGTGACCGGCGAGCTGATGTTTGATGAAGCCTCCGAACTCTCCGTGCGCTGCAAGAAGCAGTACGAGTTCGGCAGTCTGAAGATGGTGAGCGCAGGGCTTGACATTCTGGAGACAAGCGAGGACCCCGAACTATTGGTGCAGGGGCAGACCAGCCCCACCGTCACCAAGAGCAAACTGTTTGAGGTCAGCCTGGTGGACATAGGAGCCAATGACGATGCCATCGTGCTGCAGAAAGACGGCAAGAAGATAACCCTCGGCAAGGACAGCGAATGTCCCTTGCCAATGTTGAACAACAATAATCAAAAACAAATGGAACAGAAACAGATTGCCCTACAGTTGGGCTTGCCGGAAACGGCAACAGAGGCGGACATCAACGCCAAGCTCGGTGAGTTGAAGGCTGCCAAGGAAGAGAACGAGAAACTCCAGCAGGAGAAGGCGACCCTCACGCTTGCCAGCATCACCGCCATCGTGGAGAAAGCGGTAGGGGAGAAGCGCATCGCCCCCGACAAGAAGGACGAGTTCATCAACCTCGGCAAGGAAGTCGGCAAGGAGAAACTGGAGCGCATTGTCGCAGCCATGGCTCCGCAGATGAAGCTCAGTGCCGTTATCGGACATCAGGGCGGAGCGGCAACACAGCAACCGGCTGCCTACAAGAAACTGAGCGATGTGCCGTCAAGCGAACTCTTGACCCTCCGCAAGGAGCAGCCCGGAGAATACAAGCGACTCTACAAGGAAGAGTACGGCATGGAGTGTGAACTTTAGTACAAACCAATAAAACAAGAAAAAGCAATGAAAGCAAAAGTATTTTTGACCATGATTACGGCTGTACTGTTCAATGCGATGACAGGAGCCGTATTCGGTATGGCATTGGGCGTGTCGCCCGTGGCAGGTGCCGTCGGTGCCAATGCCATCGCGCTTGCAGTGAGCGGTGCAATGCCTGTGGCAGTGGCACGCGAGGGCGTGCTGAAAGAGATTTGGACCGGCGAGCTGGTGAGGGCACTCCGCGAGTTCCTCGCCGGCACTTGGCTTGACGGCATCCCCGACAGTTCAAGCATTGTCGATAACGATGTTATCCATCTGGTAGAGGTAGGTGTGGACCCTGACGTACTTGTCAACAACACCACCTACCCAATCCCCTTGCAGGCACTTGATGACAAGGACATCGCCATTCAGCTTGACAAGTTCCAGACAAAGGTAACACCAATCACCGACGATGAGTTGTACGCTATCAGCTACGACAAGATTGCCCGAGTGAAGGAGAGCCATTCAAACGCCATCAACGATGCCAAGTTCGCCAAGGCTGCACACGCCCTCTGCGCACAGAAGAACACCGCCAAGACCCCGGTACTGACAACTACCGGCGAGCGTGACGCGACCACCGGCCGTATCAAGATGACCGCCAAGGACGTGCTCGCGATGAAGGCAGCCCTCGACAAGTTGGGTGTTCCGACCACGAACCGCCGCCTCGTATTGTGTACCGACCACGTGAATGACCTCTTGGAGACCGACCAGCGTTTCAAGGAGCAGTACAACATCGACCGCAACACCGGCAAGGTGGGCAAGCTCTACGGATTCGACATCTACGAGTATGCCAACACCCCGTACTTCTCAGCCAAAGGCGAGAAAAAGGCAGTCGGCGACAAGGGAGAGACAGCCGGTGACTTCCACTGCTCATTCGCATTCTACACACAGCGTGTGTTCAAGGCTACCGGCTCCACCAAGATGTACTGGAGCGCAGCCGAGAATGACCCCGAGTACCAGCGCAACAAGGTGAACTTCCGCCACTACTTCATCTGCATGTTCAAGAAGGCAGACGCAGGTGTTGTAATGACCAGCGGATATAAAGCTGAAGCGTAATGGCGAGAATGAAGTATTTAGTCCTACACTGCACAGCCACCCCTGAAGGCCGTGAGGTAACCTCTAAGGAGATACGCCACTGGCACACCGACCCGGTAAGCAAGGGTGGGCGTGGCTGGAAGCAGGTAGGCTATACCGACCTGATACACTTGGATGGCAAGGTGGAACGCCTTGTTGATAACAACGAAGATGCGGAGGTCGATCCGTGGGAAGTGACCAATGGTGCCAAGGGCTACAACAGTGTGAGCCGTCATGTGGTGTATGCCGGTGGCTGCACCAAGGATATGAAGCATCCCAAGGACACGCGCACCCCTGCGCAGCTGAAGGCGATGACCGACTATGTGCGGAATTTCCATCAGCGTTTTCCTCAGATCAAGATTGTAGGTCATTGCGACCTTCCGGGCGTGAATAAAACCTGCCCAGCCTTCGATGTTGCCAAGTGGCTCAAGTCAATAGGAATATACCAACAGTAAAAATATGGATGGCATGAATATCAGCGAAGTCCTGAACGTCCTCCTTGGCGGAGGTCTGGTGGCCACCATCGTAGCGATATGCACGCTGCGGGCTACCATAAGGAAAGCGAAAGCGGAATCGATGAAGGCGGAAGCCGATGCCGAGACGGTGCGTATGGACAACGCCGAGCATGCCACCCGTATCTTGGTAGAGAACATAGTGAAACCATTGAAGGAAGAGCTCAATGAAACAAGAAGATACCTCGAAGCGTCAAAGCGCGAGATGGCGCGTCTTCGGAAGGCTATCGACACAGCTAACAGTTGCAAGCATCATGATGACTGCCCTGTTCTTGTCGGGCTGCGCGACAAGCCGAAAGGCGAGCGTGGCCACGGAGGAAAGCGTGAGACAAGTATCCGCGGACACCCTCCGGAGCGAGGTGCGTCAGACGTGGACGGAGACAGTACCGCAGGAGGAGGCCAAGCTGGAGATACCCCTGGCGGAACTGACTAACCTGCCCGAAAAGGCAGAGTACCGAGCCAAGAACGGACGAGCCAGCGCAACCGTGCAGAACAAAGGTGGCATCATCGTGGTGTATGCCACTTGCGACAGTCTGCAACGCCAGTGCGAGTACTATGAGCGCCAGATGGCGAGCTACAAGAAAGCATTGGAGCAGCAGAAGAATGAAGCCAGAACGGAAAAGGAACGCAGTTCAAATCCGTGGAAGATGCTTCTCATCGCCTTTATTGTCGGAGTGGCGACCGGCACAGTATTAACAATCATAACAAGAAAAATATGGCAGAAAGTAAGAAATTCATATACGGCATAGCCGTGGTAAAATTCAACGGTAAAGAGATCGGCTACATCGAAAAAGGCAGCTGGGACTGGGGTGGCACAAAGCCCGAGAGTACGGACATCGAGGCCGAGCAGGTGCCCGACGCACCGGTGCTGACGCTGGCCAACAAGAACGGGACCATCTCGCCGACGTTCAACCTCATTCAGCTGGATTACGAGAACATACAGGACGTGCTGGGCGGCACGCTGGTAGGCTCGGTAGGGAATTATACCGGCTGGAAAGCCCCCACCGACTTGGTGGAACTTCGCGGCCCGTGGGAAATCAAGTTCGTCTCAGGTCAGACCATGAAGATCCCCAACGGTACCATCATGGCCAACTTGGGAGGCAAGCTGACGCTGACCGAGGTTTCCAAGATAGAGTGCCAGCTGAAAGTGAACAAGCCGGAGGAAGCGGAAGCCGCTCCTTACGAAATCAACGACACCCCATCGGATTAACGTATGGACGAGAAAGTCGCACGCCTCATACAGCGCGAGGGGGCGGCCGCCCTGTTGGACCGGGGCGTGTCCGTCCCCTTGAAGGATATCCGCCTCCCGTTCCGCAAGCCCCTGCGCCTGCGGGTCGTCATGCGCCGCCCCCGGCTGGGCGGGCTTATTCGCTTGGCCCGGGTGTACCTCTCGTTAGGGGTGACGGCGGAACAGATGAACAAGTTTACGAAGGAGGAGGAAATGGCCTTCCTCGTGTCACATGGCAAACAGGTGAGCCGCATGGTGGCCTATACCCTGTGTCGCGGCTGGATCAGCCGCCGGCTGCTGGTCGGGGCAACGGCATGGCTGGTACGCAACTGGATAGACACCGAGTATGTCTCGGCCGCCATGCGCAGCTTCGTGTTCCTGTTGGGCACCGACCCTTTTACGAGTATTATCAGATCAGCCGAGAGGACGAACCCGATGAAGCTGAGACTGAGCCAAAGAGACAAGGGGAGTTAAAGACGGTATTCGAGCCTTCCCATAGCCCCTTCGGATTTGTCTGGCAGGTGGCCGATGCCACCGGCTGGAAGGTAAAGTACATACTGGAAGGCGTGAACTTCCAGACTTTGATTATGATGCTGGCAGACGCGCCCCGCTATATCCGGAAGAAACAGGAGGAGAAGAGCGCGGAGGACGAGGCCGCCGACATCGTGGGATTTTTCCAAAGCAATTTGAAGAGATAACATGGCAATGAAACCGGTAGAAGTAGAGATATTGATGAAGGATCGCCTGTCGGGGGCTCTCGACAAGGCCGGCCGCAAGGTGGACAAGCTGAAAGGCAAGGCGACCGCCGCATCGTCGGAAATGGACAGTCAAGCCCAAAGGTTGCGTACCGCCATAGCCGGGCTCACGGAGCAAATGGAAGAATTGCGCAGGGTCGGACAAAACGCCTCCCCGAACCTCGACCAGAGTGAAAACATGGCCGGTATCGAAGCGCTCGAAAAGCAAATCGCCGAATTGGAATCCCGGTTAAAACAGCTGGATGCGACCGCAGAGGCCACACAGACAGCCCCCCCGGAACTGCCCGCCGCCAAGCAGCAATTCAACGGCCTGCACATGAGTATCCAACAGATCGCCCGGGAAATGCCCTCTCTGGCTATGGGGCCCCAGATGTTTTTCCTCGCCATCTCCAACAACCTGCCCATTTTCGCGGACGAGGTAAAAAGGGCGCGGGTCGAATATGACAATCTGGTGAAATCCGGGCAAAAGGGCGTGCCGGTATGGAAACAAATCCTCTCCTCCCTGTTCTCGTGGCAGACCGCCCTGACGACAGGCATCATGCTGCTGGTCATGTACGGCGACGAACTGGTAGACTGGGTAAAAGGGCTGTTCAGCGCCAAAGACGGAGTCGACGCCTTGAAAAAAGCCCTGCAGGAGAAAAACGAGGTAGAGAAAGAAGGACATGCCGTTTCCATACGCACCCGTGCCGAGCTGGACAACACCCTCCGCGAGTTGAGAGACTTTATCGGCACGAAAGAGCAGGAGAAGAACAAGGTCGACGAGTTGAACCGGAAATACGGCGACACGTTCGGCACTTACAAGTCCCTGACCGATTGGTATGACACACTCATACAAAAAGGGAATGCCTATGTCGAGTCCCTGTTCATGCAGGCAAAGGCTCAGTCCTATATTAAAAAAGCCATAGAAGCCGACGAGAAAGCGAACGAAATCCGCAGCAAGGGCAAGGAAGAGTACCGCCCGTTCTGGGGCGCCGGCGGAAAGCTCAACATGTTTTTGGGCGGGGACAACATCGGCCAATATGGAAGCGATCCGGCAGAGACAGCCTTTAACAAAGCCCTGCAAGAGGAGGAAAATAAAAAACAACATTACCTGAATGAGGTCGAATGGTTCCAGAAAGAGGCAACCAGAATCTTCAAGGAAGCGGGACTCTCCGATTACCGGACCATCGAGACTGATGACGACACCGCCAAGACAGAGGAGGAAAAGCGGATGCAGGCCCGGCAGAAACTGAATGACGAGTTGCTGGCTCTGGAACAACAGAACCAGCAGGAGTGGATAGCCTTGCAGGAGGAAGGCACGCAGAAGAAACTGACCCGGATAGATGCCGACTATGACCGGCAAAAAGCCGAGATCGAAAAGAAGGCGCGGGAACTGGCCGAGCTGAACCGAAAGGCGGGCGTCACCGGCACCAACGCCGCCGGGCTGACCGATAGGCAGCAGGAGGAAATTGACCGAGCTAATACCCTTGCCGAAGATACACGGAAAAAAGAGGTCACGGAGGTTTACCGGCAGGAAGTCGTCGCCATGCGCGACTACCTGAAAGAGTACGGCTCCTACCAGCAGCAGAAGCTGGCCATCGCCGAGGAGTATGCCGAGAAAATACGACGGGCACAATCGGAGGGCGAACGGCTCTCGCTCGAAAAAGAGCGGGACTCGGCCGTCAACCGGCTGGAACTGTCGGCGATCCGGCAGCAAATCGACTGGGGAAACGTATTCGGCCATTTCGGGGTGATGTTCCGCGAACAGGTGCAGCCGACCATCGACCGGCTGAAAACGATCGCCCGAAGCCCGGAGTTCCAATCCTCCGCCGGCGTTGACGAGATGGAAGCCCTGTATGGCCTGATTTCCACCCTGCAACAGTCGGAGACGATGTGGAACGGGGAGATTTTCCGGCAAATCAACGACGACCTCGTCTCTTACCAAAACGCCATGCGGGGCTATATGGCCGCGCAGCAGCGGGAAATCGAGGCGACCGAAGAGCTGGCCCGTGCCAAGCAAACGCTGAAAGAGGCCGAGGGAAGCGGTGACGCCCGCAGCATAGAGGCGGCCGAGCTCTACGTGGGAGAGGCCGCGAAGAATCTCGACAAGGCATCGCGGGACGTGCAGATGTTCGGGACGCAGGTGCAGAGCACCACTACCAGCCTCCGGGAGTCCTCGGAACAGGCAGCCGGCATGTTCCGCAACCTCGAATCGGGGCTGAGAAACCTTTCGTCGGGGAACCTGAAAGGCATAGGGCAAGGCTTCATGCAACTCGACAAGCTGTTTAACGGCGGGAAGCTGACCGAGAAACTCGGCGGCTCCCTTGCGGAAGGTTTCGAGAAAATCTTCGGGGACAGCAGCGTCACCCAAGCCCTCGCGGAAGGCTTGGGCAATTCGGGGTTGGCCGGCTCCATCATCTCCGCCATACTTTCCATCTTGGACGAATTGGCGACGGAGGGTATCGGGGGGATCGTTTCAGGGCTTATCGATACCGTTTTGGGAGCCGTCAGCGGCATTATCGACAATATCTTTTCGTTGGAGCTTTTCCAACAAATCGGCGAGTCCCTGTTGAAAGGGGCGGCCAATATCCTCGACGCGCTATCGTTCGGGGGCTTGGGCAAACTGGTGGGGAACGGGGACAGCGACCCCCATTTGGAGGAGGACATGGAGCGCCTGAGCTTGACGAACGAAGCCTTGATCGCCGCCATCGAGTCGTTGACCGAGGAGATAAAGGGCTCCTCCGGCCAACAAGCCACGGAGCTCTATGAAAAGCAGATGGAGCGTCTGGACGAGGCGGAAGCCCATACGCGGGAACAAATGCAGCGGAGCTCCTCCGCTTACAGCAACGGGCTTTGGGGCATAGGCGGCAAAAAGTCCTCCAACAAAAAAATAGACGATGCCATGAGCGGTAACGACTGGCAGCGTATCAGCGAGGTGGTCGGAAGGACGATCGGCGAGGCCGCCGATTTCTGGAACCTGTCGAGCGAGGAGATGGCGAAGGTCGCCCGGGAAGCGCCCGACCTTTATGCGAAAATCAAGGACTATGCCGATGCGGGCTACAAGGATGCCGCCCGGTATATGGACGACTATATCGCTTTCGCCGAACAGCGGAAGGAGTTGGAACAGGCCTATTACGAGAGTATCACGCAGGTCTCCTTCGACAGCGTGTACGACAGCTTTACCGACATGCTGATGGACATGTCGTCGGACTGGGAGGATTTTTCCGACGACATGAGCGAGTATCTGATGCGCGCCCTGTTGAAGACCAAGCTGGACGAACTGCTCAAACCGCAGATGGAGGAATGGTATGCCGAATTCGGCAAAGCCATGTCCAATGGAGAATTGACCGACGACGAACTCGAACTTCTCAACAAGATGTGGAAGGAGATGGTCGACCGGGGTCTCGAAATACGGGACAGTGTCGCCGCCTCCACCGGCTATACCGGGGACAACGGCGGAACGACACAGAGCGGGAAACCGGGCGGGTTCGCCGCCATGAGCCAAGAACAGGGCACTAAGCTCGAAGGGCTCTTTGTCTCCGGCCAGATGCACTGGGCCAGCATCGACGAGCGAATGCAGGACGTGAGCGAGCAGATGGGCGCAGCCGTGGACCACCTGCGGCGTATCGAGGAGAACACCGGCGCCAGCGCCAAGCATTTGGGCGAGATTAAGGACGAAATAAAAAAAATTGTACGCGACGGCTTGAAGATGAAATGACGACAACCTGTTAAAATCAACGAGATATGGCAATGGATGCGATATTGGGCGGGAAAGCGCTCATCAACGGTACGGACATCTGGACGGAGTACGGCGTGTTTCTGGCCGAGAAAAGGCGGGGCGACCGCAACAACTTGAAGGCAATCCTGTCGCCAGCCAAAACGAAAACCCATGTGGCCGTGGAGATACGCGAGGAGAACGGCGAGAAGTACTCGGCCGCGCTCGACGTGAAGAATCAGGCCCGGGACGTGAAGCTCTGTTTCGCCCTCTATGCCGACACCCGGGAGAAATGGCTGGCTCAATACAAGGCCTTCATCACCCTGTTGAAGCAGGGCGACGACGGGTGGCTCGACATCGAATTTCCCGACCTCGACATGACCCTTCGTGTGTTCTACAAGGAGGGGAGCGATTACGAGCCGCTCACCTACCTCTGGCGGGAGGGCAAGCAGGCGAGCCGCTTCTACGTCACTTTTCGGGAGCCGAACCCGGCGATTTGAACGACAATTGAATGACGATAGAACGGTGTTAAAACAGCATTTAAACGACCTTAAAACAAGAGTAAGATGATCACGATATACGGCAGCGACGGCATGGCGAAAACACAGGTTCCCTGCGATGACAACTCGACGCAGGAGATGGAGTTGCAGGGCGACAACGCGCTCAGCCTGTCGTTCACGCTCTACGAACACGTGGCGCTCGAAGTCAACGACTATGCCGAGTTCATGGGCAGGAAGTACTGGCTCATGGAACGGTATCACCCCGAGCAAGTGTCGACGGTAGAATGGAAGTACGATATCAAGCTCTACGGCATCGAGAGTCTGGTGAAGCGCTTCCTTGTCATCAACGACACGGACGGGGACGACGAGCCGGTCTTCACCCTGACCGCCCCGCCGAGGGACCATGTCGCCCTGATCGTGAAAAGTATAAACAACGGCATGGGTACCGGAGACTGGAAGGTGGGCACGGTGGAGGGCGCCGACAACATCGTCATCGACTATTTCGGAAAATATTGCGACGAGGCGCTCAAAGAGGTGGCCGAGAAGGTCGGACACCGCTCCGAATGGTGGGTCGAGGGGCAGACCGTCAATATCTGCCGCTGCGAGCAGGGCGAGGAGGTGACGCTGGCCTACGGCAAGGGGCTGCTCTCGCTGAGCGGCGACATGGCCGACAACGCCAAGTTCTACACCCGGCTCTACCCGATAGGCAGCAGCCGCAACATCGACCCGGAGAAATACGGCCACACCCGGCTGCAACTGCCCGGCGGCGTGAAACACGTCGATGTGAACGTCGACAAGTACGGCGTATGGCATCACTACGAAGCCGAGGCTTTCGCCGGCATTTACCCCAAGCGTATCGGCACGGTGAGCTCGGTGCGGAAGGAAGAGACGAAGGACGAGGAGGGCAACCCCTTTACAATCTGGTATTTCAAGGACGAAAGCCTCGATTTCGACCCGAACGATTACGAACTGGCCCGGCAAGTCAAACGGGTATCCTTTCAGGAAGGTTCGGAACTGGCCGGGCTCGGAGAAGAAGCCGACGACACCTATTACTTCGAGGTCAACTACGACAGTGAGACCCGGGAGTTCGAGATCATCACCATCTGGCCCTATGACGACGACACGCAGCTTCCCAACGACACCTTATCGCCCCAAGCAGGCGACAAGTATATCCTTTGGAATATCCGCATGCCGGACGAATACTATCCGCTGGCCGAGCAGGAATTCAAGGAGGCGGTCGACAAATACAACGAGGAGAACGCCGTCGACGTGAGCCGTTACAAGGCGCCGACCGACCATGTATATATCGAAGAGCACGCCATCGACCTCTATGTGGGGAGACGGGTGAGGCTCGAAAGTGCCCAATATTTTCCGGAGACGGGCTATCGCAGCAGCCGAATCACCAAGATTACCCGCAAGGTCAACCTCCCTTCGCAGGTCGACCTCGAAATCAGCGACGCCACGAGCACCGGCGCGATGACGACCATCAACGACAACATCACCGCCGTCGAGAACTATGTGCGGGAGGCCACGTCGGGCTCTTTCCCCGACCTCATACGGAGCTGGGACAACACCCTGCCCACCGACAACAACGTGTTCAGCGCGCGGCGTACCCTCAAAGAGGCGCTCAGCCGCCTGCACCCCGACACGGCGCAGGAGAAAATCACCTTCGCGAAAGGGCTGGACATCGGAGTTTACTCCTCGCTCGTAAGCGGCGGAACGTTCAGAACCGATGAACAGGGCAACACCTATATCGAGGCGGATCACATCTTTATCCGCAAGAAAGCGACGATACAGGAGACGCAGGTCAACCGGGTCACCCATATCGCCGGGGAGTATATCGTCAGCTCCGCCTCCTTCGCCCACCTTTTCCGGGTAGAGGAGTTCGAAACGCATTACCGCTGTTATGCGGACGATGGCGAAATCGATTCGGAAAACGACTTCATCGTGGGGGATATGGCCATCTGCCGGGCGGTCGACCGGACGGAGACCTTGAAGCCCCGCTACTACTGGCGCAAGGTGGTCGGGGTCGGCGACAACTACGTCGACCTCTCCAAGACGGATGCCGATACCGGCTCGGATATCCCCGTAGCCGGGGACGCCCTTATCCAGCTGGGGTACGACCCGGTGGTGGGCGGCAGCGAGGAGCCCGGGCGACAGAACGCCGTCATCATCTCCTCCGTCGCCATCGACTCCCCCAGCATCAAGCTGTTGCAGGGTATCGGCTCCTACACCTTGCAGGGCAAGGAGGTCATCAGTCAGGGGTTCGACAAGAACACCGCCCGGGCTTTCCTCAAAGTCCTCGGCGACTTTGCCGTCGGTGTCCCCGAACAAAACACCTATCTGGTCTACGACTCGGTGAATAAGGTGCTACGAATTAAGGGCAAATTCATTACCGAGCACTACGACGACCTCGACAAGGCGCTTGAAGAGCGCGAATACCTCAAAGAAGCCTTCCGTAACGACACCGCCATCGACGGGGGTGTCATCGCCACGAGCCTCGTGCAGCTCGGCTACCGCACTCCCGAAGGCGAGTATGTCGTCATGAGCGGGGTGAGCGGTCTCGACCGGGGAACCGGCAGTATCTCCTACTGGGCGGGCGGAGAACCCGTGGACCGCTTTGTCTATGACGAGGAATCCGGGAAATACGTCGAAAAGGAGGGCCATGCCGGAACCGAGGCCACGGCCCTTATCCGCATGGACGGCACGGGCTATCTGGCCGCCGGAAATATCCGGTGGGACAAGAAAGGGAAAATCGACACCAACCTCGGGGCATTCTACTTCGGAGACAAACTCATCGACGCCTATCTCAACATCTTTCAGCTTAATGAAGATTCGGAGAGCGGGAAACTGCTCGATGTCACACCCCTCGTGCCCATGACCGACATCGATGTCAACCATAGCGTTACCATCGGCGGGGCGACGCTGGTATGGGACGCCGCCAACAAGGCCATTAAAGTGTACGACTCGAAGAACGGGGAACCGATAAGCCTCTATACCACCGGCAGCCTCTCTGCTCTCGGTCTCGGCAACCTCGAAGGGGGCGGCGGTGGTGGAGGAGGGCTCATCAAGCTCGTTCATGGGTTCGACGATCTGGGCGGGGCGTTCGACAACACCACGATGACGGATACTTTCAACGCCTACACCATCAACGAGATTTGGAAGCTCGCCAATGCCGGTGCATCTACGATAGGTACAGGCAATGTGGTGACGGCCGTCAGCAAGACAGCCCTCGGTATCGTTGTCACCAAAGGCATCACCCTGTACGATTGGGTGCGGCAGCCGAACAAGCCTACTTATTCGCTCTCGGAGATAAACAACGTGAGCGGTACATATACGGGGCTGACAGTCGGACGTGCGGTCGAATCGGACAATGCGAAAAAGTTGAACGGGCTTGACAACGGGGCTTTCCTGTATAAAAGGGGCGGCATGTATGAGACAGCCACCGGAAACGGGTGGCTGATTCGCACGAAAGTCGAGGAGGCCGAGGCGGCTATGTTGACGTTGCATTTGATTGGAAATGGATATTATAGCCGACGAATTATCAATACGATCGTACAGGCGTACAATTATGCCCCGAACGATGTCGAGTTTACGGCTACGGCCGGTACGCATTTCGGTGACGATTTGGGTGACGTGAAGGTGTTCTTGTACGGGGGACACGTGTGTTTTTGGGTTTCGGCCAAGACGGATTACCAGACCTGCTCCATATTCGTCTATAACACATACGGGGCATTGAACGGGACTTGCGAGAACTGTGTGGAGAGCATATCGTTGTCTCCCATGCCGACAGTCGGTGTAAGCAAGCTGACCGTGGTTACCCCGTCTGTCGCCTTGACGGATAACGATTCCATCGCAGCTGACAGGCTCAAGAACTATCGCCTGTTTTGGGGAAATCCATTTGACGGAACGAACGATGTGTCCGGAAGTCTGTCGGGAGTTCGGGATATAACGATGGATGGAGACATCGATGGAGCGAATGTAATCAGGGCTACGAGTATAAACCTTTCGACCGGTAGTAAGTCTGTATCCATTTCCGCCGGAAGGATTGTGGCGACAAATAACATAAGGTCAAAGGAGAGTGTCACGTCGGACGGTAACATCACGGCCGGAGGGGATATATCGTCGCAAGGCAATATCTCGGCACAAGGCTCGGTCACCGCTCTAACGACTTCGGACAAACGTTTGAAGCGAGATTTCGATTACACCCGAAGTTATACCGACAGGCTCTTGGCGATGGGCAGGGTATGCGATTTTCTATACACCGAAAAAGCACGGAAGCGTAACAAGGGCGGCGTGGACGGGGAAGCCCATACGGGGCTGATCTATCAAAAGGTGAAAGAGGTATTGCCATCGATGGCCTACGAAACGGAGGACGGTTACGGGGCTCTGAACTACCTGTCGCCCGACTATATCAACACCATCGCCGGGGCAACGCAGGAGACCGCCCGTCTGGTTAAAGCCCTTATGGGAGATATAGAACGATTGAAAAAAGAATTGTCCGAATTAAAAGGGAAAGGAGGAAAGTGAGCCTATGGCCATCGATAAAAACAAGATAGCAGCTCCGGTAGCGATAACCGACCCCTATAACCTACTTGGAATTTATCCGAAGAACGGGGTATGGGACGTGGCCGACATCGTTGCCCTCGAACGCCCCCTGTTGCAGGGTGGCCGTCCGGGACGTATCAACAAATGGAGTCGTCATAAACCCGTGCGCTATCCGCAGGCCGCACCGCTATCCGACAACTATCCTCAGCAATCCGGCGGGGTCACGACATATATCGACCAGTGGGAAGGGAGCGACACCGACAAAAATCAGGGCATACGCTATGGGCTGAAAGCCACGATACCGCACGGCACGAATATCGTCGCTATCCATGATACCTCTTTCGATTATGTCGCCTATCCACACCCGGGTACGGATTTTTGTCGCCTCAGTGACTTCGACGGCTACGACCATAACGCAAAACCCAATCTTACCGGAAGCAAAATTGATGAAATCAGTGCGGACGTTCCGTATCTTTTTGTCGACATCAACTATTACGACACTTCGGTGAATCCTACCGGTGTACCCGTCGAATCATGGCTGGCACTTGCCTCCGACAAGAGTGTCGGCGATTATTATCCGGCTATTTTGGTAACTGATGGAAATGGAAGCAGTTTTGCCCGATTGCTGACAAATACCTCTACAAACACCGTAACCACCTTGCGGGTGGGCAATGTGTGGTACTCTGCTTTCAAGGTCAAGTTTTTCAGCGACGGTACTACTCCGCCGATACTTCCTGTCGGACAGAGCGACACATTTCCGGGGGAGGATTCGGTAGGGGCAAATTTGAAGGTGACATTGTTCCTTATCGATAAGAAGTCGTTCGAATACTGGACAGGGGTCGACAAACAGATCACCGTGGCGGATTATTTCCCCATACCCACATCGATAGCCATGACAGCCGAGGTCAGCAGTGAATATGTATATTGCAAGCTCATCGGATTGGCCGGATTGCACGGGACTTACCAAACAGCCGCCATCGCTCTTCGTTTCAGCTTTCCGAACGGGAATCCTCCTGCCGGCTCGAAATACGAATTCGAGATTGTCATGAAAGGTGGCGGCTCATATAAATATGTATTCACGTATCGGCCGAATCTTCTGTTTCAAATCAATGTGACCATACAGGAGCTGACCGCCTCACGGCCACTGCCCGGAACATATACATATACAGTGTACGCAAGGGTGCGCCCTGTCGATTCTACCGGACTGGTGGTCGACAAGGTCATGGATTCGTTGCCCGAGACAGAAGTGAAAATAACCATATCATAAATCTATAAATACAAGCATCATGATTGAATTAGTGAAAGTCAGCGAAAACATCAGCCGTTCGTTCAACGGAAAAGAGACTGTGGAAACCCTGCAAGCGGTCAATTACCGAATTGTGGAAAACGGTGTGGAAAAAGGTCATGTCACTGTCGGGCAAGGCAGTTTTAACATGAATGTCTATTCCATGACCTCCACGGTCGAGGAGACAAAAGCATTAGTGGAAAAAATGTTCAACGCATTATCCGATGGCAGCGATGAGTGAAAAAGAGCCCATAGTGAAATACTCGTGGGAAGGTATTAAGGTCGGTTTGGAGTTTTCAGGTATGAATGGTGTCCCCATCGATGTGGAGGGACTGAAATTCCGCTTCATCTATCGGGATCAATACGGCCGGACGTGCGAAGTCTCACAGGAGGGTGACAAGCGGGTGAATTGTGTCCTTCGAGACGGCGAGCTGATAGCCGTATTCGAGCCGAACACTTTCCGTAAGGGATTCCTTACCGTAGAAAGGCATTATTGCCGTACCGACTCCGATTTCGCGAGCGGAGTCTGGGAGTATGGCGGTGATGAAGAGACGAACATTAAAATCGTGTGAGGTATGGAGAAGTGCAATTACGTGATGGTGAAAGAGCGGATAATTGTACCGGATGCCGTTGCGGTAAAAGAGCAGATCGTCGTTCCGGAGGCTGTCGCGGTGAAAGAGACGGTCAGCGTGCCGGCTATTGTTCAAAAACCTAAATTTATTCCCGACCCGTCATGGGGAAATCTTGACGAATGCCCGGACAATGACATTTGGTTTGTGGTGACAGACGATAAACCGACTACATTTGAAGATTATATTTTTGTGCAGTACTCCTCTTTTAATGTAAAAAGTTATAAGATAGATTGGGGAGACGGTAGTGAAATTTATACCGCTATCGCCCCAATAACTACCAATATAACAAACCATAAATATTTAAAAGGAACTGGCAGAATAGACACTAATGGCAGGGAATTTTGGATAATGAAGGTTTCATATGAATTACATTCGATTGACCACGACCATTATATTTATCCAAACGGTTATGTATATATAAATTACCCGAAAAAGATATATAATATAGCTCCTTATAAATATATTGTATTTGGGAAAAATATTAGGAAACTCGAACACTGTTCATTTGATTTGTCAATATTACCATTGGAAGCCATAAAATTTCTATCGGATACAATAGACTGCATACCAATTTTTCAGTATTCGAAAAATAGGTTAAGATATATATTACATACCGGGGATACTTTAAAATTAACCCATTTAATAGGTTATAGATTTAGAAATATATTCTGTGATGATTTAAGTGACATTCAGATTGAAGGAGGAGAAATTGGAGAATACTTATGGGGCTGTATAAATCAAACCAGAGGTAAAGTAGACCTTTCTAAAATGAAGGTACCATCGACTAACACATGGAGTCATTGCTTTTATAACAATGGGCAAATGGTCGAAGAAGTAATCATGCCTCAGGAACCATTTACCGGTACTTATGTTAGGAACTGTTTTCTTAATTGCTTCTCATTGAGAAAATTGGTATTACCCAAATCGATGCCGAATGTAGAGGATGCAATAGGATTTTTGGAATGGGATTATCAACTATATGATTTTGAACTGCCAAGCGATTTTGGTTCAAAAGGAAACGGGCTCATTCTTAATATGGATGGTGTACCTAAGACTATGAGATTGGATCTAAAAAACACAAAGATAAGATGTTTGTCATGGTCCGGTTTTTATCAACAACCATCATGCGGACTTATGGGGCTAACCTTTTCACCGGAATCACAATTTGATTATACTTATAACGGAGCAAATTTATATGTCAGATATTCAGCTCTTTCTCATGAAGCTATATTGGAGATTTTTAACCAATTACCGGATTTTAATGGAGAATCCGAAAGAGTAATAGATATAACCGGTTGTCTTGGAGTTACAGAAATTACAGAAGATGAGGTGAAAATAGCCACTGATAAAAATTGGAGGGTAATAGGAGTATGAAAATGATATGGAGGTATGAAAAATGATACGGAAAAAAGCGAGAGAAGGATATTTATTGGTATATAAAACAGATGAGTATATCACGGTTACTCCGGCTGTTTCCGCTCCGGACGGAACCGTCCTAACGGATTGGGAGGAACTTCCCGAGGTGGAGGCGAGAGAACTGGAACGGGAGTTCAACGAGAAAAAGGATACAGGCATGTAAAAGATCTGCTAAAAACCCAAGAGGACGGGGATAAAAAAGAAAGCCCCCGGCCTGTCAATAGTCATCTCACCTACATATTAACACAAAAAAACGCAAGAGCGCAACCGGGGGCGTATGCCTGGTTACTCTTGCTTTTTTTGTGTCGTAAGTGAGATATTGCAAATATACTATTTTTTTGGAGAATGAAAGTAATTGAGATACTGAAATTGAATAGGGAACTTCTAAATATTTGTCGCGCCGTGGGTATCCGCATGGACGATGTGCGCTACATTGAGTTATACAACGACTACAACCGGCTGCAGGCCGATGGTGAGAAAACCTCCTATATCGTGGCTGCGCTGGCCGAGAAATACGGTGTATGCGAGCGCACGGTATATGACCTTATCCGACGATTCAAAGCCGACTGCAATCTCCTTGCAGAGGAATGAGAACGCCCCGGAATGAAACAAGTCCATGTGCACGATACCTTTGCCTGTAAAAAAACACCATGAACAAATATTATCGGTTACTGGACAGAATCCTCATCGACGGCAAGACGCAAACCGGCAGGAAAGGCACGAGCCGCTACCTGCTTAACGAGTCGCTCTCGCTGACTCCGGCCGACATGCTCGACATCTTCGAGGGGCATAATATCGCCCGGCGCAAGCTCAGGGACGAACTGCGGCTCTTTATGAACGGTGAGCGTAGTGTGGAGAAATACCGGGAGGCGGGTATCAGCTGGTGGGATTACTGCGGCCATACGCTGGTGAACAGTTACCCCACCTACTTCGAGAAGCTGCCGCCACTCATCGACAGAATCAACCGGGAGAAGCGCAGCAGCAAAAACTATGTGCTGTTCCTCGGATCCACCGGCGCGGAGACCAATCAAGCCCCGTGCCTCAGCCTCGTGCAATTTCAAGTCGACGGCGGCGAGCTGGTGCTGTCAGCCTACCAGCGCAGTTCCGATGCCAACCTCGGACTTCCGGCCGACATATACCACCTGTACCTGATGTCCCGGCAAATCGATTTGCCCCTGCAATCTGTCACCCTCAACCTCGGCAACGTGCACATCTACGACAATAACATCGCCCGTACACGGGATTTGCTCGCCGGCAACGAAAATATCAAATTTGACCTGAACGTATGAAAAAGAAAATGTATCTATCGGCCCCGCTCCCGTTCGTAGGGCAGAAGCGCATGTTCGCGCGCGAGTTTATAAAAGTTCTGAAACAGTTTCCCGACGATGTCACATTCGTCGACCTGTTCGGAGGTTCCGGCCTGCTCTCCCACATCGCCAAGCGGTGCAAGCCGAATGCCACCGTGGTGTACAACGATTTCGACAACTACCGAAAGCGGCTTGAAAACATACCGCGCACCAATCGATTGATCGCCGATATTCGGGAAATCGTGGGCAATACCGTTCCTCGGCACAAGGCGATCACCGGAGACATTCGGGAGCGCATATTCGACCGCATTCAGCGGGAGGAGCGCGAAAACGGGTACGTAGATTTCATCACGCTCTCTGCCTCGATTATGTTTTCGATGAAGTATAAGCTGAGCGTCTCTGAGATGCGGAAAGACACCCTCTATAACAATATCCGCAAAAACGATTATCCGGAATGTCCCGATTATTTGGAAGGGCTGGAAATCACCTCTCGGGATTATCGGGAGGTGTTCAATGAGTACAAGGATACGCCCGGTGCGGTGTTCCTCGTCGACCCGCCTTATCTCTCCACCGAAGTGGGCACCTATACGATGTACTGGAAGCTCTCCGACTACCTTGACGTGCTGACGGTCTTGAACGGCCACTCGTTTATTTACTTCACGTCAAACAAGTCGTCTATTGTGGAGCTTTGTGAATGGATGGGAAGGAATCAGACTCTGGGCGACCCCTTCGAGGACTGTATAAAAACCGAATTTAATGCCCATGTGAACTACAACGCCACGTATACGGATATAATGCTATATAAGCGGAAAGATGTTCCTCCCAAGATTCCAGAGGTATAATCAACACCGTTATAAAGGCATTTGAACTGTATTACAACAGCCTCGTCATCTCCCTTTACCTGTCATGGAATTTATTTAACCATCAAAAACATTTTGAGTCATTTAATCCTAACCCAAATCAATATTTAGAATTGTAAGCAAATGTACTCACGCCCAGAATCATATTAAAGATATTCGTAAGACTTTTATCCTGCTTTGGTTTTAGTAATTATCGCTCCGAAATATAATAAATTAGTTATCAAATATTTGTAAAATTATTGATAATTTGCTATCTTAGTATCGTTGAATTAAAACCATACATAATGGTAGTTATTTTTATAGAGGTAACCAACAATGAGTTAGGGATAATGTATCACAGACGTGGACTTGAACTTTCAAAATAAATCCTTATATACGCTCTATATGACACGTGTTCCATAGAATAACGGAAGTGAAAAATGGTAAAATGGTGTCATTCCTTGACTATCTTAAATAAGATAACTACCTTTGCACGATAATTATACAAAAAATGAGAGGTGAAATTTAATCGTAAAAAATGTCTTAAATGGTTCAGCCCAATAGGCTGGTTTCTATTAGGAGGAATATTTGGAGGTGGAGGTATCATTTTGTGGTATTGTTTATCCGAGACTAATTTGAAGTGTCAAGATTTTTATGACCCGTGGGATATTGCAGTTAAACTGTTCCAAATAATTGGGGCTATAGGAACGGTCTTAGCTGTGATCGTGGCTTTAACAAAAGAATCTATCATGAAATGGCTATATGCCCCCTCATTAACAATGTCTCTAATTGATAGTGGTGTAACTGAAAATATACCAGAAAATCAAAGAGTCCCAGAGGCTAATTCTTTCGAGTGCTTGGTAAGCATTGATAATAAAGGAAGTTTGGCAGCTTTGGGATGCAAAGTGTATGTTAGTGATATAAAATACGGACGATCAAAGTCTAATATAAAATCTATTAAAAATTCAGGAAGCAAACAATTACGATGGACATCTCAAGGAGTAGATATTCCAATTGGGATACCCAGTAAAATTAAGTTATTTGAAATAATAAATCCTAATAGCATAGGCACCCCAGGAAAAGAAGTGGCTGCAAATCCCAAAATACTCTTTAATGGGTTAGAGCTGAAAAGTCATTATTTGGAAAAAGGATATTGGACAATAGAATACTATATTAGTTGTAAAAACGGAAATGCCTCTAAATTTGTTCTAAATGTAGAATGGTCAGGAGAGTTTAAAAGTCGTGCAACGGATATGACAGAGGTGTTAAAAGTTCAAATTGAAGAAAAATGAAAAAATTATTTATTATCATATTAGACCCTAATGTGAATGCGTCTATTGTCAGAAACAGAATAGCTGAGTTGGGAGACTATTATACTGTTTATGAAAACCAATATTTTGTGTTGGCTGCATTTGACGATGCGCAGGCTGTTTATGAAAGAGTTGTTCGTTATGGTGATAATCCTATCGGTATTGTGGTGCTATGCGTAAATACTGAGACTTTGACCTATTGGGGGTATTCGGATAAAAGCTTGTGGGAATGGTTAAAGTCTCACAATATATAG